ATGGCTCGCTTGACCTACCTCGAAAGACGCAACGGAACCTACTACGCCCGGATCGACATCCCGGTTGACCTAGTGGCGCACATCGGCAGCGAAGTGCGAAAGAAGTCACTCCGCACGAAGGACGAGAACGAGGCTAAGAAACGCCTATGGCCGGTAATCGAGGCGTGGCGCGCCGAATTCGAGGACGTGCGCGCACGACGTGAAATCACCGCCGACGACAAGGCGGCGGCCGTCTGGCAGCACTACGAGGCGACGATCCAGCGCGACGAACAGAAGCGCCGGGCAATGCCGACGCCCGCCGACATGGACGCGGAAGAACAGCGCCTCTTGCGTCGGATCGAGAAGGGCGAAATTAATTCCGACAGCTTCGCAGGAATGATCAACGCGCACACCGAGCTTGAGCTTATGCTTCGAGCGCGCACCGATGACGCTAACCGGCGTGCCCGCCGCCTCACAGCCCTTAAGACCGCACTGAGTTCCGGTGATATCAAGTTGATTGAACCGGCCGTGAGGGATTTTATCGGCCGGCACCGTTTGCTTGTCGAAGTTGGTTCCGACGAATACCGCGAGCTTTGCACCCTCATGACTCGGGCGGAAGTCGAAGGCTTGGAGCGGACCCTTGAGCGCGACCGTGGCAATTACTCCGGAGCGCCAACGGACCCCATTGTAAGGCCTGTGACCGGCACGACGCGCGAGACCGCAGCGCCCGGCGAACGCATCATGGAAGTGTTTGCGATCTACGAGCGTGAGAACCCAAAGAACATCAAGGCCGACACTCTGGCGCAAGCGCGACGCGACATCGGCACCTTTGTCGATTACGTCGGCAGCACTTACCCGGTTCACCGGATCGATAAGAAAGCCGTCCGAGAATGGAAGGCGCTCTTGCTGAATTATCCCGTCAAGGCGACCGAGACGAAGGCTTTTGAGGGCATGAAGATTGCGCAGATCGTGAAGCACAATGAGAAGATCGGCAAGCCAACGATCTCCACAAACACCGTGAATCGTTACCTTTCCGGCCTCGGCGCATTTTGCACCTGGCTCAAGGATAACGGCTATTTAGACAGCTATCCTGTGACTGAAATGTTCCTTACGAAGAAAAAGGACAAGGTGGTTTTCCCGTTCAAGGTTGATCAGATGAACACCTTGTTTAAGTCGCCATTCTTCATCGGATGCCAGAGCGACGACGCGCCCCGCTTTTGGAGCAAGCCCGGTAACGTTCTTATTCGGGATCACCGCTATTGGGTTCCGCTTATCATGCTTTATTCCGGCGCACGCCCGGCAGAGATTGCGCAGCTTGCCGTTTCTGACGTTCGGCAGGAGCATGGTCATTGGGTTATGCATATCACCGACGAGGGGGACGGTGATAACAAGAGCGTAAAGAACGAAGAGTCGATGCGGCTTGTGCCGGTTCACAATGAACTGGTGAAGCTCGGCTTCCTTGACTACCACGCCGATATGAAGAAGGCAGGGGAGGACCGGCTCTTTCCGCTCGCAGGGCGCAATTCGCGCGGCCAGATGATTGCAGATTTCAGCCGCGACTTTGGGCGCTACCTTACGAAGATCGGCTTAAAGAGTGGGCGCGGCCTGTCGCTCTATAGCTTCCGGCATGGTGTTTTTGATGCCTATCGGCGCGCCGGTTATCTTGATGAGCAGTTCAACTTCATGCTCGGCCACGCCTCGGGCAATAAAGTCACGGGCGGTTACGGCATCCTTCCGCAGGGAATTCTTGAGCAGCGCGTTGAATTGGTCAACGCTATTGCCTACCCCGATCTAAAGCTTGATCACCTTCGCGACAAGCGCGAATCGCCAGAGGCACAGGTTGCGACGGGTTAAGTGCGGCGTCCCCGTTTTCCACAAGTTGCTAACACAAAATATAGCGCTCAAATTTCCGTCACAAACCACCCCTTGACGCTTTCAGACGATTCACGGTTATTGGTTGTTGTCTACGCGATGGGAGACAGTGACCGGCGCGGCAACGCCTAAAAGTCACTGTCTCGCACCTTGTGCCAGTAGGCATGGCGACCTCTGTCTAGCGACGGGGCCAGCGTGAGAACCGCCATCGGGTTCTCATGTCTTAAACCTACCCCAAATCTTCACATTGCCAAGAGCAAACCCGCTCGTTCTACAAATTTGTCAACGCCTCATAGGAATTTCTTCCTATTTCCTCTTGCGGGCCGATTCCGGCATGAGACACTATTGTCAAGTTAAGCATAAGAGGACGTGATAGTTGAATCTTTCCCTCGTAAATCGAGTGAAGAAGGCCTTCAGTTCATTTTCAGAACAGAAGGCGTATTCTCTCACCGATCCGACAGCATTCGAACTGTTCGGCGTTCGTCCGACTTATTCGGGCGTGAACGTTAGCGGCCAGTCTGCGCTTTATGTTCCAGCAGTGCTTCAGGCCGTCCGCCTGATCTCGGAAACAATTGGCTCGCTTCCTTGCAAGGTCTATCGGGAAACCAAAGACGGCAAGGAAGCGGCCAAGGATCACACCGCCTATCGCATCGTGCACAAGCGGGCGAACGAATGGACCGGCGCGGGCGAGCTTCGCACCGTCCTAACCGCCGATGCCCTCATTCATGGCAACGGCTTTGCCCGCGTCGTGCGTTTCGAGGATGGACGCCCTTTTGAGCTTCACCGGCTGAAGCCCGGAACCGTCACAATCCTTGAGGATAAACTGACCAGCGCGCCGGTCTATCGCGTGGCCGAAGATGCTGGCACCCGCGACTATCCGCACACCGAAATTTTGCATGTGCCGTCGTTTCTCGGCACGTCGCCCATAGCTTTCGGCAAGGAAGGCATCGGCCTTGCGACGATTCTTGAACGTCACGGCGCGCAATTCTTCGGTTCCGGAGCGCGCCCGACCGGCATCATCTCCAACGATAAGCCGCAGGGCGGGGAAGCCGGTGCGCAGGCAGTCGGCAATATCCGCAAGTCCTTCCGCGAGTGGCTGAAGGGCGGTTCCGCTGACCCGCTCATTCTTGATGCCGGATGGAAGTATGACGCCCCGGCGATGACCTCGACCGATGCGCAGTTTATCGAAAACCGCACCTTTCAGCTTTCCGAAATCGCCCGGATCTTCGGCGTCCCGCCGCATCTGATTTTCGACTTGAACAGGGCGACGTGGGGAAATGCGGAGACGATGGGCGCAAGCTTCCTTCAGCTTTGCCTTCGCCCTTGGCTGGACCGCTGGCAGGACGCTTATGCGACCGTCCTTCTGACTGAAGACGAGCAGGACGTGGCCTATTTCGAATTCGTCGTGGACGACCTGCTTCGCGCCGATGCCGCCGCCCGCACGGCAAACATGTCGGCGCTCGTTACCAATCGAATCATGACGCCGAACGAGGTTCGCGCGATCCTCAATCTTCCGCCGCTTTCGGGCGGCGATGACCTGATCAATCCCCACACGACCAGCAACGCCGCGCCGATCCCGGCCCCGGTGAAGGAACCCGCATGAAATCCTATCTCGTTATTGAAGCTGTTTGGACGGCGCTTGTCGTCACCGTCCTGACCGGCGCGCTTCTTGTGGCGTCGGTCGCATGATTCAGCACAAGACTTTCTTCGGCGATGGCGAAAAGACCTTCGCCTTTCCGACGCGCGAACTTATCGAAGAACTCGAAATGAAGACCGGTCACGGCATCGGCGCATTGTTCCGTCGCTTCAGCACGCGGACCTACTCCCTTTCCGACGTGTTCGAGGTGATCCGGCTTGGCATGATCGGGGGCGGCGCCACGCCCGCCGAAGCTACCCGTCTCGTTTCCGTCTATGGCGTCGGGCGACCGCTGGCCGAATACATCGCCGTTGCCGATGGCGTCATTACCGCCCTGTTCTTCGGCTCGGCTGAAGACGACGCGGCGGCAATCCCCCAGGACGAATTGCGACAGGCCGCAGCAACCGGCGACCTCGCAGGCGCAATCAGCGCTGCCTATGAGGACGCGACCGAATGACCGAGACAGAAAACCTCGAAATCAAGGCCGAAGTCTCGATTGACGACGCCGGCACCGTCGTCGGCATCGCTTGGCCCTTCAACAGGCCAGACGCTAAAGGCGACCTTATCGAGCCGACCGCCTTCCGGTTCGCGCCGGAAATCCCGATGCTCATGGAGCATGAACAGCGGCAGGTTGTCGGCATCTGGAACTCTTACGCAGTGACCGACAAGGGGCTTGAGGTGAAGGGCCGCTTGTTTGTCGAAGGTGTTGGCCCGGCCCGCGATGCGCGGCGTCACCTCAAGGCGGGCGTCATGTCCGGCCTGTCCATTGGCTACCAGCTTCACGAATACAAGGCACGCCCGGAAGGCGGGCGCGTCCTGTCCGATCTCACCATCACTGAAATCTCCCTATGCCGTCGCCCGGTCCACCCGGACGCCCGGACCACTGAAGTCAAATCCATAAATGAGGAAAACCGCATGGAAAACGAAATCGAGAATTCGCCGGAAGCCAAGGCTGATCCGGTTGTTAGCGCCGAAGAACTGAATGCCCTCAAGGCCGAAGTGAAGGCCCTGAAGGACGACAACGCGACGATTAAGGCGAAGCTCAATCGCCCGACCGCCGCGAACAACAATCACCCGGCCGCGTCCAATGAGAACGAAGTCAAGGCGTTCGCCGATTATCTCCGCACTGGCGAAGTTGAGCGCAAGGCGCTGACCGTCGCCAGCGATGCACCGGGCTATGTTTTGGCACCGGAAGAAACCAGCGGCGAATTCATCCGCAACCTTGTCGAATTCTCGCCGGTTCGCGGCATCGCCGACGTTCGCTCTACCGGCTCGCACACTGTCATTCTGCCGAAGCGCCTGACCGTCACGAATGCGAAGTGGAAAGGCGAGGCCGTTGCATCTGAAGCGTCCGAACCGACCTTCGGCGACATGGAAATCGGTATCAAGGAACTGACAACCCATGTTGACGTCGGCAACTGGCTTATTGAAGACGCCAGCCACGACGTTGAAGCCGAAGTGCGCCTTGCGCTGGCTGAAGACTTCGGCGCGAAGGAAGGCATGGCGTTTGTCGGCGTTGCTGATCCGGCCGCACCGGGCGGTTTCATGACCGACGCGGACATTGCGAACTTCAACAACGGTCATGCTGCCGACCTTTCGGCCGACGCCCTTATCAAGCTCATGTATGCCCTTCCGGGTGTTTACCGGAACCGGGGAACGTGGGCGATGAACGGCACGACACTCGCCGTCATCCGCACCCTGAAAGACCTCACTGGCAATTATCTGTGGCAGCCGTCCTATCAGGCGGGCCAGCCCGAAACGATCCTTGGCCGCCCGGTTGTCGAACTGCCCGACATGCCGGACGTTGCGGCCGACGCCACGCCGATCATCTTCGGCGACTTCAAGGCCGGCTACCGCATCTATGACCGCATCGAACTCGCCGTGCGGCCGAACCCGTATCTTCTGGCGACCGAAGGCAAGGTGCGCTTCCACGCTCGCCGTCGTGTCGGCGCTGGTGTGGTTCGCCCGGACGTCTTCCGCAAGCTGAAGATGGCCGTCTAATCCATGACCTACCAGCGGCCTGCATATGAAGAAGTGACGATTGCGCACGGTGGAAACACCGTGACGCTGCGCCCTTCCTTGCGGGCCGCTGCAACCCTTGTTGATCGCCACGGCTTCCCGGCTTTGTTCCGGGCGCTGGACGACTTCAACCTGACGATCATTTCCGAAATCATCCTGTCGGCATCCGTAATCCGGCAGGATGCGGCGGCTTTCCTGTCTCGTCATGTGGGAAAGCCGCTATTCCCCTTCTTTCTCGCCGTTCGGCAGCCGCTCGCCGAATTGCTCGATATGTTCCGCCCGGCACCTGATCCAAAGGCAAAGCACGCGACCGGCAAGCCAGTGCCGTGGCCGGAATTCTATCGGGCGCTCTATACGCAGGCGACGGGCTTCCTCGGCTGGACCCCGGAGACCGCATGGAACGCCACGCCGACCGAGATTGACCGCGCCTATGCGGCTCATATCGACAAGCTGAAGGCTATCCACGACAGCGCCGACGACTCGGCGGCCAGCGAACAGGAGAACGCCTACACGCCGGAACGCCTGAAGGAAATTGACGAGCTTGGCTATGATCCGGCCTTTGACCGCGACGGCCTTAGTGTCCTTCGAAGCAAGATCGCGAGGCGGGCATGACGAAGCCGCCCCGCCTTTGCAGTTGCGGCAACGTGGTTCCGCACGGCGAGCTTTGCATTTGCCAGCAGAAGGCGCGCCGTGAACGCAACGCCCGCCACGATTCGCGCCGTCCTTCGGCCCGCGACCGTGGCTATAACCATGAGTGGCGCAAAGCCCGCGCCGAATACCTGGCTGCGCATCCCCATTGCCGAGAATGCAGCAAGCATGGCGTCACCCAGCTTGCAACCGTCGTTGACCACATCATTGCGCATCGTGGCGATAGGCGCCTGTTTTGGCACCGTGCCAATTGGCAGCCCCTTTGCGCCCCTTGCCACAACTCCATCAAGCAGCGGCAGGAGCGAGGCGCTTCATGAGCCTACTTAGTCTGGCTTTCTATCCATTTCAGAGCCTCGCCACGGTTCCAGAAGCTACGATCGGAGAGGCGTTTCCGAATCCGTTCTCCTCCAACATTGATGATGTGTCCGACATCGAAGATTTGATGCTCCTCTCCGCTAGGATCAGTCATCGTGCGTTGCTCGATGAAGAAGTCGCCGTGCTCTTCGATTCTCATTTCTTAAAGCCCCTTAAGTGTTCGATTGCGCATCGATATCTGATTCATTTGATGCGTGTCGAGCATCATGGCGTTGGCGTGCGGAGGTTCCGATGACCTCCGCCGAACGCGCCCGCCTTATCGACCGGCAGGAATTTGAAGCCGAATGCCGCGCCATCCGTGAGCGCGCCCTCAGCTATGCCGCAGCCAAGCGGCAGGCAGAGCGCGCCCGCTTTGAATCATGGCTTGGGCGCAGCGTGGAACCGGACGTGATCCGCCCCGGCCTGAAGCCCGGTCGCAAGAGCCAGACGCTCACGCTTAACGGCGTGACCAAAACCCTCAGCGAATGGTCAATCTGCACCGGCCTTGCAATCAACACGATCAGAAGCCGCCTTCGCCTCGGCTTTCCAATTGAGGAAGCGCTTAGGCCCGGCAAGCTCACGAATGCAGGCACTCTTCACACCGTCAACGGGGAAAGCAGGACGTTGCGTGAATGGGCTGCACACATCGGCATTCGCTATGAGGCCCTGATCGCTCGAATGAACAAAGGCCGCACGCTCGCCGAAGCACTCGCCATGCCGAAGGGAAGCGGACGGCGGAAGCCGGGGGTGGTCTCCAATTTCCCAGCGTTTGAGGGGACCGGCGCGGGGAGCACCGCGCAAGAGACGCCGAATTTAACTTTTTCACAGAAGGCTTAAACGCGACATGTCGATAGTATCGCTCAACCTTGCCAAAGCACATATGAAGCTCGATGATTACGCAGATGACGAGCTTTTGCAGCTTTACATTGATGCTGCTGAAAGTTGGCTTGGAAGCTACATCGGAAATCCGCTTTCGATCTATGATCCTGATTGGAAGATCACATACGGGGAAGATGGCGAACCTATCCCGCCACCCGCCGACTACAATCCTATGCCTGCGGACCTGAAGCTAGCCGTTTTGAAGCTGGTTTCCTTCTACTTCGAGTGCCGGAACATCGTTTCCTTCGGCGTTTCCATGCAGCTTGCGCCGCAGGGCGTGACCTCGATTGCCGACAGCTACCGGGAAAAGTGGTTCACAGATGGCGTCTAAGAAGGATGATGGCGGGCTTTCGAACCTCATGGCGCGCATGGATGCCGTGAAGAACGCCCCGCGCAAGCAGATCAACAAGGCCCTGATGACATCGGCAAACGAGCTTGCCGAAGCGCAGCGGCACCTTGCCGAAGCTTCCCGCGATACCGGCGCGCTCATTGACAGCATTGCAGTCACCGGCCCCGGCGAGGCGACACCCGCCTATTCGCAGCCGGGCGGTTCCCGCGTGGCTGGCGAGCATGAGGTGATCGTGACCGCTGGCAACAGCGACGTGCGTTATGCGCACCTTGTCGAATACGGGACCAGCAAGGCCGAAGCGCAGCCGTTCTTCTGGCCTGCACTCCGGCTTCTCCGAAAGCGCCTTCAGCAGCGCATTGACCGCGCCGGGCGCAAGGCCATTCGTGACGCTTGGAGTGATCAGAAATGATTGAACCGACCCTTGCCCTTCAGACCGCAATTCGCACCGCCCTTGTCGGCAACAGTGCCGTGACCGCCCTTGTCCCGGCTGATCATATCCGGGCAGGCAGCACCCGACCTGACAAATTGCCGTGCATCATGATGAGCGACGGCAACACGACGTTGCACGGTCACGACTACACCGCGCAGCGCACGGCTTGGATTTATCTGGATCTCCATATCTGGACGCTGGACGACGGGCAGGACGCCGCGAAGGAGATAGCAGGCGCTGTTACTGCAGCCCTCGAAAAGCCCATGACCATTGACGGCGGGGATTGCGATCACTTCCGCGTCACGGCTTCCCGGTTTCCGCGCGACCCGACCCCCGGTTATGGGCACGGCGTCCTTTCCGTCGAAGCCCTCATTCGGTGGATCATCTAATGCTGAATATCGGGAACATGGATCGCCGCATCACCATCGAACGCGAGACCGAGACCGTGAAGCCGTCCGGCAGCGTCGTAAAGGCGTGGGCGACCGTCGCGACCGTATGGGCCGAAGTGCTTCAGCAGACGGCCAGCGAATTCTTCACCGGCTACGGCGAGGCCGAAAACGGCAGCGTGATTTTCCGTGTCAGGTATCACCCTGGCATCACGAACGCCGACCGCGTGAGCTATGCCGGCAAGGTCTATGACCTGAAGGAAATCACCGAACTCGGCAGGCGTGACGGCCTCGAGCTTCGCGGAGTTGCCACATCGTGACGCATCTTCGCGGCGTCAAGCCGTCCCTTGCCCCTGATCGCGCGCCGCTTACGAAGGCCCCGCCCGCGCCGAAGTGGATGACGGACGAGGCGCGCGCCGAATGGAAGCGGATCATGCCGCGCCTGATCGAGGATCGGATTATCACAAAGGCCGATCTTACGGGCGTCGAAAACTATTGCGTAGCAGTCGGGCGCGTTCGCGAGATTGAAGCGCTGTTTCGCACGTCCGGATTGGATAAGGTTCTTTTCGGAATGCAGAACCGGGCGATGCAGACCGCCCGGCAGCTTGCCGCTGAATACGGCCTTTCGCCGGTATCGCGCGCCCGTGTCGGCAGCGCCGCAGCGGAAGACGACGACGAGCCGAACCCTATGGCTATCGGCAGGAACCGCGCCCATGTCTAAGAGCGCGTTCCCGCACTGGATATGTGACGGCAGCGCCATTCCCGATCCGTTTGGATACGGGCAGGAAGCAGTTGACTTCATCCGGGCGCTGAAACACCCAGCCAGCACGGCACCGAAGGGCCGTTTCCAGCTTTACGAATTTCAGGAGCGCATGACGCGCCGGATTTACGGCCCGCGCAATCCGGACGGTTCCCGCATCGTTCGAACCGCCTTCCTCATGCTTCCCCGCGGCAACCGTAAGACCAGCATCGCCGCGGCGTGGGCGCTGCTCCATACCATCGGCCCGGAAGCTCGCCCGGCTGGACAGGCGATCTTTGCCGCGTCCGACCGCGAACAGGCGGGCATCGGCTTCAAGGAAGCCGCGAACATCGTTCGTGAGGACAAGCGCCTTGTCGCCGCGACCCATATCTATAACGCCCATAACAGCGCGAAGAAGATCATTTCCCGCCCGAACAAGGCCGAACTTCTGACCGTATCCAGCGACGGCGCGGCGCAGCACGGCAAAACGCCCTCTTTCGTGCTTGTGGACGAAATTCACGCTTGGAAGGGCCGCGACCTTTGGGAAGCCCTCAAGTCCGGCATGGCGAAGGTTCCCGACACCCTCATGATCATCGCCACGACGGCAGGGCGCGGACAGGAGAACATCGGTTTCGAACTTTACGACTACGCCCGGAAGGTGGCGACCGGCGAAATTGACGACCCTTCCTTTCTGCCGATCATCTTCGAGGCCGAACCCGGCGACGATTGGAAGGCTGAAACTGCATGGCACAAGGTCAACCCGGGCCTTGCACACGGCTTCCCCGATCTTGGCGGCTTGCGCACGATGGCGCGCGAGGCCGAACACCGGCCCGCCGAACGGTTCGCATTCCAGCAGTTTCATTTGAACATCTGGCAGGCCGCTTCCCGCGATCCGCTCTTTGATATGGGCGTCTATGACGCCGGGCGTGATCCGAACTTTGATCTTGCGGACCTTGAGGGGTTGCCCTGCTGGCTTGGCGTAGACCTGTCCCGTTCCGGCGACCTAACCGCTATCGTGGCCGCGTTCCGGCACGACGACGGACGGATTTCCGTGCATCCGTGGTTCTTCCTTCCGTCCGAAGGTTTGGAAGACAAGGCGAAGCTCGAACAGGTTCCCTATCCCCGGTGGCGCGATGACGGTTTGCTGACCGTGATTGACGGCCCGGTGATCGAACCGGACGTGATCGCCGACAAGATCATTGACCTTTGTGGCACCTACGACGTGCAGGAAGTCATCTTCGACCCCTCGCTTGCCGGGCCGATCATGTCGAAGCTCATAGATCACGGCATTGAGGTTCGCCAGCTTCCCCAGACCGCGAAACATATGCACGGCCCGATTTGCGACCTTGAGCGCGTCGTGAATGGTCGCCGCATCCGGCACGGCGCGCATCCGATCCTTCGCAATCATTTCGAAAGCGTCGTGGTGAAGCGGGCGACCAGCGCCAGCGAGTTGACCACGATGCATAAGGGCACCCGGCACTCAAACCATATCGACGGCGCTATCGCGTCCGCGCTGGCCGTCTTCCGCGCCGCTGCGAACGATAACCAGCGCTCGATTTTCGACCTCAACCCCGATGAATTTGACCGGCTTCGCACTGAAGCCGAAGCCGCATAGGAGTTTCCATGTCCGACGAACAGCGCCTGTTAGTCACCTTTGAGGCCCGCTTGAACAAGTATGAGCGCGACCTTGAACGCGCCAAGGGCAAGAGCCGCACCAACTTCCGGGCAATCCAGAAGGACGCGGAAATCACCGCATCTCGCATTGAAAAAGCAATGGGCGGCGCGTTCAAGTCACTCGGCAGCTTCGGCAAGGGGCTTGTCGGCGGGGCCGTGGGCGCGCTCGCTATCGGCGGACTTGACCAGATCGTGCAGCGCGTCGGCAACATTGCGAAGGGCGTGGCGAATATCGGCAACGAAGCGAAGAGGGCCGGTCTCGGCACGAAGGCGTTTCAGGAGCTTTCCTATGTCGCGCAGCAGAACCGCATTGAGGTGGACGCCCTTGTAGACGGCATGAAGGAATTGAACCTTCGCGCCGACGAGTGGATTGTGACGGGCGCAGGACCGGCAGCCGAAGCATTCCAGCGGCTCGGCTATTCTGCCGAAGACCTGAAGCGCAAGCTTGCCAACCCTTCCGCCTTGCTTGTCGACATCATCGGGCGGCTTGAGCATCTGGACCGGGCCGCGCAGATTCGCATTGCCGATGAAATCTTCGGCGGGACGGGTGGCGAGCGCTTTGTGGAGCTTCTGGACAAGGGAGCCGAAGGCATCCGGGCCACGATCAAGGAAGCCAATGACCTTGGCCTTATCCTTGAGGACGACGTTATCAAGCGCGCCGACGAAATCGACCGGAAGTTCAACGCGATCAGCGGCACCGTGGGCACCGCCTTAAAGAAGGCCGTCGTTGACGTTGTCGGCGCAATGGACGACTGGCTTGACCGGATGAACCGGCTTGAGGAACAGACCGACCGAAATATCCGGACGCACCTTCACGGCACCTATGAAAAGCTCCGCGAAGCGAAAGAGCTTCTGTCCGATCTTGAGCTTGATAAGGGCGCGTTCCCGCACGATCCAACGATTGACCTCAACATTGAGAAGCAGAAGCAGGTTATTGAGGAACTGACCGGCGAGGCGATGAAGCTTCGCGACATTCTGGACCGGCGCAACGGCTATGATGAAAACTTCATCTATGGGGCCGGTGAAGACGCAAAGGGCGCAAAGCCGCCCCTCGACAACCTAAATAACGCCCTGTCCGGCACCGGCAGCGCTGCGAAGGACGCCCTGAAGGGCATCAACAGCTACGCCGACGCAATCCGCGCCCTGAAGGATGAAGTGCCGGAACTGGCCGCATCCTTGCGCGACCTTGACGCCAAGAGCCGTATTGACGTCGTTTACCGGCAGGCGCTCAGCAAGGCGCAGGGGCAGCGGGAAATCGCCCTGGCTGACGAGATGCGCGGCAAGGCGCTTCAGGCGCTCGGCATTAAGAGCGCAACCGATGACCCTTCCGGCTATCTCTCCAACGCGCTCGCATCCGGCAAGTCGAAGGATCACGTCAACGGCATGGCGGATGCCTTCGCGGGGAAGCTGGCGAAGATGCTGGCTTCCATGCCCGACGACCTAAAGGGCAGCGTCACGATCAATTCGGGCTATCGGTCGATTGAACGGCAGCAGCAGCTTTGGCTTGACGCCCTGAAGAAGTATGGAACCCCGGAAGCAGCCCGGAAGTGGGTGGCACCGCCCGGCAACAGTCAGCACAACAAAGGCAACGCGGCCGATCTTGGCTATGCATCCGACCGGGCGCGGCAGTGGGTGCACGCCAACGCGGGCAGCTTCGGCTTGTCCCTGCCGATGAGCCATGAACCTTGGCACATTGAGGATGCCACGGCCCGCGCCGGGCAGGTCTCGGCTGAAATCGAGAAGCTGACCGAAGCCGCGACCCGGCAGAGCGAAGCCTATAGCTCGATCACGGCCAGCGCCCGCGAATACACGGCAGCGCAGGGCACCGAACGGCAGGCGCTCGGCATGACCGCGCAGCAGGCGCAGGCGCTTCGCTATGAACAGGAAATGCTCAATCAGGCGCAGCGGGCCGGAATTGCGCTCACGCCGCAGCAGCGGCAGGAAATCGCCAGCCTTGCGCAGGGCATGGCCGCAGCAGAGACCAGCGTTGACAGCTTGCGCCTGAAACAGGAACAGGCGCAGGAAACCGCCCGGTTCTTCGGGCAGTCCATGACCGACGCCCTGACCGGCATCTTGACCGGCACCATGACCGCAGAACAGGCGCTTCAGCAGTTGCTTCAGACGCTCGTCAAGGCGACCTTGCAGGCCGCGCTTATGGGCGAAGGGCCGCTTGCAGACCTGTTCGGCATGGGCGGCGGACAGAAGGAAGGCGGAATCGGCTTCGGTGGCCTGTTCGGTTCGTTACTCGGCGGGCTGTTCGGCTTCGCGGAAGGCGGCTTTACTGGACGCGGCGGCAAATACGAACCGGCTGGCGTCGTGCATCGTGGCGAGTTTGTCATGAGCAAGGAAGCGACGCGCCGGATTGGCGTTGCCAATCTGGACGCCATGCATCGGGGAGCGCTTAAGGGATTCGCCGCAGGCGGCTTTGTCGGTTCGGCA